TCCAGCGTATGGTATATTTGCAAATGGTGTGACCATATCAATTGCTTCGATAGAAACGCCTGGCACATTTACTGATTGACAAAACCAAGTAAGATGTGGTGCATCCTCCATCGTTAATCGAAAACTGATGTTGGAAAGATAATTTAAATTGTCTGGTACTTTGTTTGATGCTGCCATAGTTTCCTTTATATTATATTACTATTTATGTAACATTTTTTCAAACTCAGGATAATCGATATCTTTACCAACAAACACAAACTCACAATTTGGGAACTCTTCTTCTATTTTTCTATGTTGACCAATCCAATCTTGACTCTCTGAATCGGAAACATTCGTAGAAGAACCAAGATAAACACCAGAACTAGTTTGGTTATGGAAATAGTCATATCCCACACAATACAATGTTTCGTTTGGATTTTCCAGACAAGATGTTCTTAGAGCAACTGTTTCTGTAATCCAATCATCATATTCATTCGACCACCAATCGATGTTTTTTGTCAAATCGTTAGAATCTATCCAAAGAAAATACATCACTCCTTCATGGGCAAATTGTATAAAATTTTCTGTGGTTGGTTCGTTTTTTGCAATTTTCATTCTCTTATCCGTAGTTTGTTTCATCATATCATAATGAAAACTTGGAATGAGAGTAAAATTCCTAAAATGACAAACGTGTTCTTTGGTGTATCCGTTAGTGACAAGTTCAACAAGAATTTGGATATTTTCGCTAATTAAATTGTCAGGAAAGAATCTCTTGTGAATGTAATCACAACCGTATGTGGTATGGTTTTTGAAAAGATTTACGTCAGAAATGGTTTTAGAAGTTCCATTACCAATCACTATCAACATTTTATTCTCACAAGAAAATGACTACAAACAAAAAAAGGGAGCAGATTTCTCTACTCCCTTTTGAAATCCTACTATATGTAGGGAACGAATTACATCAAGTTTGAAATTGAAGCTTTTCTGTAATAAACGTTCAAGTGAGGATTCGCTGTAAGATCACCAGTAATACGACCAGTTGAAGTAGCTGCATTCTCCGCAAATGGGTTAGCAACTAAACCATAGCGTGTCTTGAAAGCAATCTGTGGTTGAAAACTTGCGGAATCAACTGCACGAACCATTTGTAATGGAACGTAAGGACAGTAGAATACACCAGCATCCATAGGTGAATCACCTTTGTAACCAACACAATAGAACTCTTGTGCGTGAGCATCAGCATAAGGATCGACATAAACTTTATAACGACCATTAAGAACACCAGCAAACGTAGAAGATGATGTATCTGAATTAATGTCAGTACTCATTGATGGAGCATAATCCAACATTCCTGCCATTTGAAGAGCGGAAGCGACATCTGAAGAGGTCATAAGGATATTACCTTTTCCTCTGCGTGTGTCTTTTCCAATCTGATTAGCATCTTTTTCAATCTGCATCATCAGACCTTTGAATTTTTCAACCATCCAACGACCATTAGAATCGGTGTCAAGGTCAAAAATTCCAGCAGTTGTTGTTCCAATTTGAGCACCAACTGCAGCGTTGATGTAAATCTTGCGAATTACTTCTCGGTTGATCTCAACTAGAATTTCACTAGATAGGATGTTAGCAAGTTCTGCTTCTGCATCCAATCCATGAACAGCACGTAAATCCTGTGCTAATTCCATAGAATACGAACCCTTGAGGGCACGTGTTCCAGCAGCGATGGATATCTTCTCAATCGAGAATGACATCTCACCAGCAATATCACCTTCACCACCGTCTGTTTCCAGAGCACTTGAAGCAGCAAATTCTGTTCCTGTTTGACCAGTTCCGTCAGTACCCGTGATCAAAAGACCAGGCGTCTTGACTGTATCACCAGTATTAGGTGTACCAGACTCACTTGCGACTGTATCAGCATTAACACCAGGCATTTCAGCTCCACCCATTGTATTAACACGACTCTTGAGTGCGAAAATAAGACCTGTTGGTCCTGACATTGGTTGAACTCCACAAACGTCATATGCAACTAACTGAGGCATTGCACGGCGAACCATAGAGATCAAAACTGGATCTGCAAAATTGAACGCTGCTGTTTGAACTGAATTACCAGCAACACCACCTAAAGATGGGTTAGTGGATGTCAAAGCGTTAATTGTCACTGGTGTTGCTTCCGACAATAAACCAGATTGACCTTGCATTTGTTGATCTTGAGCGTATTGATATTCTGTGTTCTCAAGACACATTGCGGTAACGGCACGTTTGTGACTATCTGTGATCTTTGGAAGATCTGGATGGTCTAAGACCGGAGCCCACTTTTCATTTAAATTTTCTGTGAGTTTCATATTATTTAACTCCTATAATATGGATTAAAAAAATTGTAATATTTAATTACGAGCAATAGCTTTACTATATGCTTCCATTATGTTGTTCAACTTCACAGGAGTTTCCTCTTGCTCTTCCGAACTAACACTTTCTTCACTGATAACTTCATCCTTTTTAACTTGACTAGGAAAATAACTTTCCTTAATCTGTTTTACTTTACTTTCAAAATCTTCGACATCGCCTTCTTCCATTGAAACACCTTCTGTAAGTTCTTTCAATTTTTCGGATTGTGTATCAGCAAGGTCATTGCTAACTTCTTCGACAATCTTATTTTTGCGATATTCGTTAAGTTCGTTTGTAACTTTAACGTTCTCTTCGATTTTGCCATTTAATTTGGTTTCTAATTCCTCAACGCGGTCAAATAAGTTTTCAACCATGTCTACTTTTTCTTCTGGAACTTCGATGTAATGTTCTTGGAATAGACCTTTTAATCCACCAATGAACTCTTCTGTAATTTCACTTCTAAGTGAACTGTCGAGGGAAAGTTCGTTTTCTTTCATCCACTCTTCAACAACATAGTTCAAGTATCCGTCAACTTTTTCTGTCAATTCATCTCTAAAAGTAATGATTTCTTCTTGAAGATTCTTAGTATATTCTTCTTCCAGTTCTTCGGTCTTCTTTGTTGCAACTTCCATAACTTTCTGATAAACAGCTGCTTCAAAGATTGTTGATGCTTTAGACTTAAACTCTTCAGAAAGTTCTTCACCCTGAACCAGTGCTTCGATGTCTTCTTTGACATTGATTTCTGGAATATCGGTTACTTTAACTTTCTTTTTCTTTTTGCCAACTTCATCCTTTTCGTTGTCAGAATCTTCTGGAGTTGGGCCACCTAAATCTTCTGCTTCAGCAACATCCATTAAAGATTTCCACTTAGCAGTGACTTCTTCTTTTTTCATACCATTAACAGCATCAAAAAGAGCTTTAATCATTCCCGATTTAGTAGAAGGCATTTTGACTTCTTCTATCTTCTCTTCTTCAACTATTTCTTCTTCTTGCACTGCTTCTCCTTGTATTTCTGGAGTCTCAACAAGTTCATCCTGCTGTTCTACTTCTTCCAGAACTTCATCTTGGTTTGTAATTTCTTCGTTACTCATTTGAAACTCCTAAAAATTTATAGTAAATTGGTTCGTGTTAATATTTATAATAATCATAAATTAGACATTAATTTGGTGAATTCTCTCAACTTAATTTCTTCAAGTTGTTTTGAAGGAGCTGCTTCAATATTTTTCTTCGCTCTTTCTATATCTTGTTCCCTTAGTAATCCATTATCCCAAACCCATTCTTTACCTTCCATAATACCTTCAACGAAAGCATTTGGAGCGGATGGATCAGCAACAATGTCTGCTGCGGTTGCAAGATAAAAATCGCTTTGAACGATTTGTGTTTTGTTTTTTGATTCTGATTTCAAAGTTCCCATTCCTCTTGAGGAAACGCCCAACCTTGCACCTTCATCAATAAAACTCTTTACAATTTTTCCGTTTGGTGTATCGAGTATTTTTGCTCGACCAACAAAGTTAGACCCTTCTTTTACTAGAGAAGTAATCATATGTGACGCACGGTCTAAATTAACAGTTGGACCGTCAGGATGACCTAACTCTCCAAATGCACGTTTTGGTTCAACGTATTCTTTCACATAACGTTTTACTTCTTTTTCTAGAACGTCCAAAGGATATATTCTTCCGTTTTTATTTTTCGTTTCCGATTGCATGAAAATACCTTCGATAAAATACTGCTTAGGTTTATCGGAACTTGCTTCAATTAGTTCATAATCCACGGCTTCTTGTAACTCGCAAATTAGTTTCATTTTGTTTACCCTTTGTTATTAAATGCAAAATCTAAGATTTTCATGAATGATTTTGTATCTTTGTTCATGTTGTCTTGTGTTTTTTTCTTGTTACTACTATTTAGTGAATCGAATGTTTTCAAAAGAGTTTTTGCTGATTCTGGATCAATCGGAACCGATGTGCCGGATTTAAACGTTATATCCGATTCCTTTTTCTTCTTTACTATACTTCTTAGTTGGTCTATAACATCTTCTTTAACGTTGACCGATTCATTACTTGGAACTAATAGATAGTCTCTCATCTTATTGAAACTATTAGATGCTATCGCAATCTTATTAGACCACCAAGTAGGTAAAGATTCCTCAGAATCCATACTCTGTAATTTTTTCATTATTTGACTGGCGTCTTCTATAACAATTTTACACTGTCTAACTGCACTTGCAACGTCAGTATGACCATCTTCTTTTATAGATACCAGTTCATTTTGTAAATCTCTAAACGATTTCATTATATACCAGTTGACGCTACTACTGTGTAGGTTCCGTTTGTTACATTTGCTAGTATAAATTGGTCAGGATCTTTATTAATTACTGTTACTGACCCCGCGGGCAAAGTAATAGAACCTTGAACTGTTCCGGCGCCTCCTCCTTCTTCTCCATCATTTTCAACTACGGAAATAATAGAAATAGCTGAACAATAAACCGCAACAGATGTTGCTTTGCCCAAACTTAATTCCGTGGCAGTCGTTGCAGTTTTTGCTGCTAATAATTTCATTGTGTCTCCATTGGTTGTGCTTCTACTTCTGATTGAGGTTCAGATTGAACTTCTACTTCTGGTTGAACTTCTATTTTATCCCGAAACATACTAGCAGAAACTTCTTGTTTTCTTGTTGCTAAAGAACTCATTACTTTATCTGCTATGATTGAATCAAAAGCATCGTTTACTTTTATTGGTTGTGAATTCATTGCAAAATCTACAATGTCCACAGATTTAAATTCTTTTTGTGCTGGTTGTTCTGCCATTTTTTTATCTCCAAAAAATTATCTATTAATATTTATAAACATTATTTACACTCTAAACATCATCAATAGTCATATCACCATCAAAATCACCCTCTTTTTTCTCTTTTTCTATCTGTTCATCTTCGGTTCTTATTTCTTCTTCTGACTGTCTTAGAATGTTCTTTCTAAAATACTCTCTTGAATAATAATTACCGACATATTCTTCCATGTTTCTGGCAAGATCAACTCTTTGGGTCAATGTTTCTTGTTGTTTGAATTCTGTATAGTAATGATCCTTTTCAAACTTATAATGAACTTTGTCTCTTATTTGTGACCATTCTTCAGAAGTTATTATATTTTTCAGTATCAATTGTTTTTCTAGTATTTCGCCGAAAAGCATTGAAAATCTTGTTTGTAACTTACCAATAAACTTACTGAAAAGAAGTTCGTCCCTAGTAATCTCACTTTCTCTCCCCAAAGAGAAACCAGAGTCAGC